GGCAACCCAGGGTTATCAAAGACCCAAACGCTTGTTCATCTTCTGAACGAGAGTTTTCCATGAGGGATGAGACTCAATACGAAGGTGGAGAGATCCACCTGTAACCGTATAAAGGTTAGTCCCCATCACCTGATACCATCTCAGAAATTCTGGGAGGTATTGGATGATGTGATCTACAGACTTCTTGTCGAAGTCTCCTTCAGCCACAGCAAAGTGGTGGAAGGATTGATCTTTAGAGCTACGAACATAGTTCATAGCACTTATAGATCTGTTATAGCTCATCACGAAAGTGAGATTCTCCTCAGATGGGTATTCCTTTAAGAACGAGTAAACTCGATCAGAAAGACTTCGGCCGGAAGGGTTAAAACCCAAACCACCGAAGAAATCAGGAACCTCCCATAAAACCTTTGCAATTTTTCGTTGCATAGGTCTGAGAAGATTCATAGCCCTCGGTCCCGTATTACGGACGAAATCAAGGAATGAATCGTCAGATATCAATCTCCATTTATACTGATGAATTACTTCATCAGATGTGAAGATCTTTCCACCAAACTCACAAAGTAAGTTGGAAGAGATGGATTTAGATCCAGATATCGGACATTCAAAATCCCTGAGAACATCCATATAACGGGAATGAAGACGATCATCAAGGATTACTACATCGTCACCTAAAACGAAAAAGGCATTTTCATGTCTAAAGTCGTTAAGGATGAAGAGTAGTAAACCATGAGCAAGTGCAAAGGAACCAAAAGAAGGGTAAAGACCAAGAGGCTGACCTTTTAGCCAGCGAATGGTACCACCCTGATAGTTCCAAGGACCACGGGATAATTCCTCAAAAAGAGAAATATATTCGTGATTCACTAACAACTTTCTAAGGATCTTCATTTGAAAATCCAATGGGAAGTAGTCAGTTGCACCTGTTAAATCAACAGAGTGAATAGTCTTGGAAGAAGAGAGGTGAGCTTTAATAGCCTCACTTGGTTTCATCTGATTAAATGTGCAATCCCAAGGGAGATCCCTAAGGATATCGTACAGATAATCACCCAAAGGCTGAAGAGCACATTGATAAACCCTAGAAGGGTTTGCCACTGCTCTAAGCTTATAACCTGGTTCTTGAATAAGACCGATCCTCCCAACTGTACCATAAGGTATAGTTTTAAAGAGAGAAGCAGTACAATATTCAGAAACAGATGTTGGGTTGATGACACCCTTCATAACAGGACTAAAAATATCACGGTATCTCCGAAGAAGACTAGCACCAAAATGAGTGTCGGTCAAAAAGGAGATCTGAGCTAGAAGAGAAATATCTTCTATATCAGTTTTACCATTTGTCAAGGGAGCACGTCTAGTTGGACTCGAAGGATAGAGTACCAAAGGACGTGGAGAACCTAAAAAGGTCCTCTTCAATGACAAACTCGATATTGCTCTGTTAATATCATGGTCCCAAGATGAAGACAGTACAATAGGTGATGATTTGACACCATCTAGGAACTTACGTTCTTGAGAGGGTGTCATAACAGAGGATACAAAAGAGGTGTAAACTTGTAAGAAACGAATGGTCTTCGACCATCTCTTCCTATTAGATAAACACCAAGTCTGTAAACCTCCAATGGAACCATTAAAATGGTCACCATTACGCCGAATGTACTGGGAACATGGTTCTAGACCAGCCTTAAGCCTGATAAAATCAAGCTTAATAGACTTAAGTCTAGAAACAGTCCATTCCTCAGAAGAATTTCTAATCCAAAAACTTACATCACGTAAGAAAGGAATAGATATCTCATGAGGAATTCCAAAAGCGTCTGAGTATCTTGACAAACCCTGGATGGACGTATCCATAGCAACCCCTCCTTTAAAGGAAAGATGTTAAGGAACAAGGTAATATCCAATGGATTATTACCATCCACGACAGGATCGACAAGATCATGACGAGGGCAGCTCACTTACGAGAGAAAAATGATTGTAAGTCCGTTAGAGTAAAGCCTGAGGCCTTATTCAAATGACTAGCGAGGCGAGACTCAAGCTCAACAAGAGCTTTCTCGTTATCTCTAATCAAACGGTCCTTACGGGAAACTTGTCCTTCTAAATCTTTTATTAAGTCTCGAAGTCTTTTGACCTCTTGATCATATTTAGATTTAGACTCTGCAACAACTTCAGATCTAACTGCAGCAGTTATATCAGACATCGGCGTCCAAGGACGGTCAGCCTCAATTCCTGATAGCAGGAGAATCTCGAAGAAAAGAAGCATAGTATCATTATGAATCACATCAATTGAAAACTGATGGGAAACATTCTGATCGGGGACAATATACTTAGAAGACTTCACCAAAGGAAAGGTGGAGGTAGACCAAGTACAAAGACAAGAAACAAGATTTTTCATGTTCTTATCTAAATTCTTGATCACATAACTTCTAAGTGTTTCCATCATTATCTCCAGTGGTGAGCT